CACACTCCAACATGCCCGCTTGTAAAGCGGTATGGTCTTAAAGAAGGTTCGTCAGAAGAGCTATCAACTGATTCCATACCTTGTGAAGAATGCAATCCATCATATAACTTACCTATTATTTTTCCTGAAACTGATCGCAACTGGGCTCAGGTAAGCGAAGACCCTGACGCGGTGCTGGATGCGCTTTACAAATATGATGCTGGTGGTGCAAGATATCTTACTAATGTAGCTCAAAGGCTGCTTGAAAGAGCATCTTTGAACGACCCTAAGATTGAAGCTATATATCAGGTGGAGATAATCCCCTAACAACTAGAAGAAAGAGTGACGAATAGTGACAAATGGACTTGGTGATGTACAACTACACCTTGTTGACTCCGTAGAAAAAGCAAGAGATTTTATTGCTTGGCTTGGAGAACGCAGACCTTATAACGCTATTGCAATTGATACTGAAACTGGTGAATTGCCTGGCGGTAAAAGAGAAGATGCTCTGTCTCCTTGGCATGGAAAATTACGGCTTGTTCAAGTTGGAGATGGGATGCAAGGCTGGTCAATTCCTTGGGATGAATGGTCTGGTGTTTTCTACGAAGCAATGGATAAATTTGATGGACCTATTGTTTGTCACAACATTGCCTTCGAAGCTCGTTGGTTTGAAATTCAATCTCGTTGGCGCATTCCATGGGAGCGTGCACACGACACAATGATTATGGCTCATATCATTGACCCGCTGGGATCTGGTGCTCTTAAACCATTATCTGCTCTTTATGTTGATTCAAAAGCTGTGGCAATGCAAGAAGGGTTAGATATTGCTCTTATTGAAAACGGTTGGACTTGGGGAACAGTTCCTACATCTTTTGAGCCGTTTTGGCTTTACGGTGCTCTTGATCCTGTATTGACGATGCGCCTTTGGGAAATCTTCTACAAAAAGTGTGGTCCTGAAGGTCCATACAACCGTGCTTACGAACTTGAAATGGCAACACGAAAAATTGTTACCCGTATGGAAATCAATGGCGCTCGAGTTGATCTTGACTACTCAAAAAAGAAATTTGACGAGCTTATAAATTATTCAGAGTCTGTTAAATCTTGGGCAAAAGACACTTACGGTGGAGTTAGCATAACTAGCAATATTCAGCTTGTTCGTTTGTTTGAAGGTCTAGGTGCAGATATCACGGAGACAACTCCATCTGGAGCAAAGTCTGCGTCCAAAGATCAACTTAAGCTGTTAATGATCAATGGCAATGATGAAGTGAAAAATCTTGCCGATATTGTTCTAAAACAACGAAAAGCAGATAAACTTGCAAATACTTACTTCTCAAACTTTATGAGCAAGTCGATTAATGGAATAGTTCATCCATCTGTAAAGACCCTTGGCGCTCGTACATCTCGTATGTCTATTACAGATCCAGCTCTACAAACTCTTCCAAAGGGAGATGACACAGTTCGGACAGCGTTTATACCAAGAGAAGACGATCATGTAATCATCACTTCAGACTTGGATCAGGTCGAGTTTCGTATGTTTGCATCTTTGTCTGAAGATGAGAATCTCATCAAACTATTCCATCACGCAGATGCAACAGGGTCAGACCCATTTACTGAGATTGGTCGTCAGGTTTATCAGGAACCAGATATGCAGAAGTCTGACAAGCGCCGTAACTTGATCAAGGGTGTTGTTTATGGACGACTATACGGAGCAGGGGTTGCAAAGCAAGCTCTAACTGCTGGAGTTCCAGAAGCGCAGATGCGTTCTGTATCCGACTCTTTTGATGCTAACTATCCAGGAATGTCTATATTCCAAAAGCAAGTTGATCATATTGGTCAAACAAGACTTCGTAATGAAGGTCAAGGCTATGTCCACACTTGGACTGGTCGTCGTATCCCTTGTGATGAAAACCGCACTTATACATTGGTCAATTATTTAATTCAAGGTGGAGCTGCTGAAGTATTTAAATCAAATCTTGTAAAGCTTGACCAAGCAGACTTGACCGACTACCTTATTGTTCCAGTGCATGACGAAATTGTTCTTGAAGCTCCACGCAAGGACGCTGAAGAAATTAAGCGTTTAGTTCGTCAATGTATGACAACTACAGAAGGTTGGTCAGTTCCATTAACAGCAGATGTTGATGGTCCTTTAGAGAACTGGGGTCAAAAGTATAAATGAGATATGTTTTATCAGTAGATCCCGGTAAAGCTAGCGGAGTTGTTTTTATTTCTTATGATGAAGAGACTCCAAAGCGAGTTGCATCTGCAGAAGTTCAACCACACGAGTTTGCAAACTACATAGAAAATTTTTTACAAGGTTGGAAAAAATATGAAAACTTTGTAGTTGTATGCGAGCGCTTTACCATTAATGCTCAGACAGTCCGTAACTCTCAAGCGCCCTATAGCCTTGAGCAAATAGGGGTTCTAAAACATCTATGCCGTTCTAACGGATATGACCCAGAAAGTATTATATTTCAATCTCCTGCAGATGCTAAAGCCATGTTTCCCAACGAAGCTTTAAAAAAGGTAGGGACATGGCATGTAGGCGGAGATGGGCACGCAAATGACGCTATGCGACACGCCCTATTAAGACTGGTTAAAACTGGCTGGAAGCCAAGAGTTCTGCTAGACTAATATGCGGTAAGATAAACTTCTTCAAAAAAGTTTTACAACCGCATATGACATAATGACATAGAAAAGAGGGTAAGTTGTCCGTAATAGCCGAAGTAGATGCTGATAAAAAGCACATCTTACTAACTACTGATTGGCGCTACAAAGAGCTCTGTAAAAGCCTTCCAGGGGCTTCTTGGAGCCCTAAAGATCAGGTTTGGAGAGCTCCCCTTAGCTGGACAACCTGTTTAGCTCTAAGATCAACATTTAGAGACGGATTAACGATAGGTCCTAACCTTTCCGAATGGGCAACTAATGAATTAAACACCCGTATTACCCCTTCAAACGCCCTCAGAGAGCTTGAGAGCGCAGATGGAGATGAAGACCTGTTTCCTCATCAAAGAGCTGGCGTACAGTTCCTTAAAACGGCTCGTAAGGCTTTATTGGCAGACGAGCCCGGCTTAGGTAAGACTGCCCAAGCTATCCGTGCTTTAAAGGCTATACAAGACTCTGGGGAGCAGGTATTCCCAGCCCTTATCGTCTGTCCTAATACCTTGAAGAAAAACTGGGCTAGAGAATTTCAGAAGTGGTGGCCTGGCGTTACTACCCAAGTAATAAAGGGAACTGCAGCCCAGCGCAAGAAGCAGTTTGACACTCCAGCAGATGTCTACATCATTAATTGGGAGTCTCTACGCTCTCACTCAAGACTGTCTGGTTACGGGTCTATAGCCTTAGTCCACTGCAAAGCTTGTGGTGGCGAGAATGAAGGTGTTTCAGAGACCCGCTGTGAAGTGCACCCTCGTGAATTAAACAATATAGATTTTAAAGCTGTAATAGCAGACGAAATTCATCGTTCTAAAGACCCTAAATCTAAGCAGAGCCGTGCTCTTTGGTCTGCTACTGGAGACGCTGAGATTCGTTTTGCACTAACAGGAACTCCAATTGCTAACAATGTAGTTGACCTTTGGGCAATTCTTCACTGGCTATCTCCAAAAGACTGGCCTAGCAAAACCAAATGGATTGATCGAATGATCGATGTAATGCTTAACGCTTTTGGTGGAATGATGGTTATTGGTGTTAAGCCAATGATGCAAGATGAGTTTTATAAGTCTGTAAACCCTGTTATGCGACGAATGCTAAAGAAAGTGGTGCTTCCACATCTACCTCCAGTTTTGACTGAGCGTAGAGATGTTGAGATGTCTACCAAACAAAAGAAAGCTTATGAGCAAATGCGAGATACGATGATTGCAGAGTTAGAGTCTGGTGATGCTCTTACCGCTCCAAGCATCCTTACCCAAACCACTCGTTTACTTCAGTTTGCTAGTTCTTATGCTGATATGACAGTTGATGAATCAACGGGGGAGATGAAAGCAATTCTTGCTGAACCTTCTTGCAAAGTAGATGCTCTTATGGATGATATTGCCAATGGTGATTTTGGAGATGACTCAGTTGCCGTATGTGCTGTTTCTCGTCAGTTAATCGATCTTTTAAGTGCTGCTATGACTAAAGCAAAAATCCCTCACGGACTTATCACTGGGGCTCAAAATGAAGACGAGCGTCAAAAAGCAGTAGATGATTTTCAAGAGGGTCGTATAAAGTGGATTCTTTTCACGGCTCAGGCTGGTGGTGTAGGTATTACCTTGACTGCAGCACGCCGTTTGGTTATGCTTCAAAGACCGTGGTCATTAGTTGACCACAAGCAAGCCTTGGATCGAGTACATCGTATTGGAAGCGAAATACACGACTCCATTTTGATTATGGACTATGTAACTGAGGGAACTATTGAAGAGAGAGTTATTCAAGTTCTTGAAACAAAGTCTGACAACTTCGAACAGATTGTTCGGGATAGGGATCAATTAATGAAACTACTCAAGGATGACAAGGCAGGTTTGCTATGAGTGATGTTGTAAGACTTTCAAATTCAGAAATCCAAACATTTAAAGATTGTCGTCGCAAGTGGTGGCTTACTTACTATCGTCGCCTACAACCTAAATACAAAGATACAACTGGTGCTCTTGCATTTGGTAGCCGTATCCACGCAGCTTTAGATGCTCACTATGCTCAAAATATTCCATTAATTAAAGCTCACTCTGATCTTGTAGATGTAGATCGTCAAGCTTTGCTTGCAGATTTTCAAGACACATTTCAACTGGAGCAAGAAGCTGAGATGGGTCGCATCATGCTTGAAGGTTATGAGCAGTGGGTTGAAGAAAACGGAATTGATGCTGAGCTAGAAGTTATTTCTACAGAAGAAACCATCATTGCTCCTTTGTTTAATGGAGAAGTTGAACTACAAGGAAAGCTTGACATGCGTGTTCGTCGCAAGGCAGACGGTGTTCGTATGTTCCGTGACTTTAAAACTGTCGGTGGCTCTCTTAGCGACTTTGCTAACTTGGCAAATATGAATGAGCAAGTTCTCACCTACATGCTTTTAGAATCAACCAAACGCGATGAGTCTGATCGTGCTGAAGGTGGCATTTTTACGATGCTAAAAAAGGTAAAGCGCACAGCTGCAGCTCGTCCTCCTTTTTATGATCAGATTGAAGTTAGACATAATATTTTTACAATGAGATCTTTTTGGAATCGCATTCACGGAACTATTTCAGATTTGATGAGAGTCCGAAAAGGATTAGATGAAGGTGGGGAACCAGCCTATCTTGCATACCCACGACCAACTCGTGACTGCAAGTGGAAGTGCCAATTTTTCGCTATATGCCCAATGTTTGACGACGGAAGCGCCGCTGAACAAGCACTTAGCGATTCATATGAGGTCGCAGACCCATATGCGTACTACGAAACAAACGAGAAAAAAGGAAGTGAGTGACGATGAGCGAAATTCAACGCTCTCTTACTGTAATGGTGTACGGAGAGAGCAAGGTTGGTAAATCAAGTCTTGCTGTCACTGCACCTTACCCACGGCTCATGCTTGATGTTGAAGGCGGTCACAGGTTTTTGCCTATCATTGTCAAGTATTGGGATCCATTGCGAGAGGAACCACCTGTCGCAGATGGTACTTGGGACACCGTTGTAGTTACTGTTCGTGACTATGACACGGTTCTCAAAACATATCAGTGGTTGCAACTTGGAAAGCACCACTTTAAGAGTCTGATTATTGACTCAGTATCTGAACTTCAAGTTAAATGCTTGGAGAACATTGCTGGTGTTAATCAGATGACTCAGCAACAGTGGGGTGAATTGTTGCGTCATATGGGCGGTCTTTTACGAGACCTCCGCGACTTAACTATGCACCCAACTAATCCACTAGAAGCTGTGGTCCTTACTGCAATGGCTAGAACTGACAAGGATGGTCGCTATCGTCCATACTTACAAGGACAGCTAGCAATTCAGGCTCCATACTTCTACGACATTCTGGGGGCAATCACCGTTGAAGAACGGATGAACCCAGATCCAACTCAACCTCCATACAAAGTTCGTCGTATGTATGTTGAGAGAACAAATCAATACGAAGCTGGCGAGCGTGTTCAAGGACGCCTCGGCAAAGTCGTAGAACAACAAGACATGTCAATTGAGCGAATGCTCGACATTGTTTTTGGACCAAAACAAGCAGCGGCAGCTG